TTTGTCCCTCTTCATCGTGTTCTTTTAAATGTTGGAATAACATCTTTCTTAATTCTCTTAAATCTGTTAGCACCTCCTCAGCAAAACCGTTTGAAACTGGACGGCTGTTTTTTTCAGCACGCGCAGCAAATATAGCAGCCACCCCAGATATCGTGGCAGCTGCTATAACGCCCAACTGTATGAAAAGACTATCCACGTCCCAATTGATCCTTAGGATTTACATAACGCAATAGAGGTGGAAGCACTGCTGCTAGAGCTGCGCTTGTTAAACCCTTAATTGTTACATCACCAGTGGCGAGGTAATAAGCAATGGCGGCGCTAAGTGCTGCGCGGCCCCAAGAAGCCGCCACCTGCTGCGCCGTCTTGATTTGCTTCTTCTGTTTTGCGGTTGTCATCAGTTTTCTCCAAACCTAATGCAGAGATTAATGTAGCTACTTGTGCGGAGTTTAATGCTATCTCAAAGTGCATTTCATCCTTGCGATATCTGTAGTCGCCGCCCCACTTTAAACCATACTTACGACAGAGCCTTCGTATGGTCTTGTCTTGCTCTTTGTTAAAGGTATTAACGGCCCCTAGTGGATGCTTTGTAGCGTTTAGATCAATGGCCGTGCCACTAGCGTGATTGGAAATGACGGTCTGGGTTCCACGAATTTTGCGATAGCAATAGCCCCAGTCGTCTAACTGACCCTCATCTAAAGGTTCAACTAGGCGGTGGAAGTCGGCGGCGAATGCTATAAGCAACGGCGCTACAGGATTAGCCACACGTAGCTTTAGATCTGTCCCAGGGACGCGCTTACGTACTATATCTATGGCCTCTGGATCTGCAGACGCAGGCCATCCGTTAGCGCTCTTTTCCATCAATCCACTCTAAACTTTCCTCGCTCCAATACCAATAGTTACCGTCTGGTTTAGGAATTGGCGGCTGCCAGTCAAAATTATCATCAAGTGACCAAGACGGATAAGGCTTAGAAGCTATAAATACATCATTAACTAAATCGTAAGTAAATCCTATGCCTGCATATTGCTTACGAATATTATTATTATAGCTGGTTCGCTTTATAGTAAAGCCTGTCACTTGACTATAAAAAGTTTCAGGATCTAAACCATTAATTAATTCGTTTTCATCTATACCGACTGTTACTTTTATTACTACATTATTTTCATCAAGCCACGCGTAATGTGCCATTATGACCAACTCACAGTACCAGCGGTTGCAGCTGTAATAGTTGCTCTTTTATATCCACCGCTAGGTGAACTTTCAGTGCCTGTAACACCTACGCCAAAACTAATAGTGCGAGTATCTGGATAACGCAAAATAATTACACCGCTACCACCTGAGCCGCCATTTGTTGAACCAGGTGAGCGACCGCCTCCTCCACCGCCTCCAGTTTGAGCATCACCATTTTCTGGTCCGCTTCCGCTATCGCCATCGCCACCACCACCATCGCCACCAGCACCGCCAGTATTACCACCAGTAGTTCCACCACCACCACCACCATAAAAAACAGATGATCCAGTTATATTAGTTGAAATACCATCTCCACCAGCTCTAGTAGCATCTGTGCCACCAGCTTCACCAGCACCACCGCCACCGCCAGAGGTAAATGATATTCCGTTTTCTCCGACAAAACCTTGACCTGCTGTACTTACCGCTGGACTAATATCGTTTGTCCCTGTTCGACCAAAACCTCCACCTGAAGATCCACCTGCGCCTGGCGCATATGTATTAGATCCTCCACGTCCACCGCCATCTGATTGATAGGTATCAAATTCAGATAAAGTACCATTAGTGCCAGCTGCTCCACCGCCACCGACAGTTACAGCATAAGACGTACTGACACTTAGCGTTAAAGAACTTTCTAAACTGCCACCGCCTCCAGTTGCACCGACTGTACAACGAACGCCGCCAGCACCGCCGCCAGCACCTTCACCGACACCGCTTACGCCTTGACCGCCACCACCGCCGCCAGCGATTATTAAATAATCAACTGTAAAAGTCGCAGGAGCTGGAGGTGTCTGCGAATTTATAGCTAATAATAAACCCACTTAACCGATGCCACCTATTACATACCAACTATTCGTACCGACTTTAATGCAGGAGGCAGCCTTAAAAGCTGCAGTAATAGTAGGGCTTGTCGATACTGCTCCAGCACTTGAAATAGTAACGCCTGAGCCTTGCACTACTGTACACGTGCCAGACGCACCTATTTTTATAATGTTTATTACTGATCCATTAGTAAATGTTACTGAACTTTCAGGCGGTATAGTAATAGTAGTCGCGCTAGTACTCGCATAAGTTATTAATTTATTATCGGCATCGGCGAGTACAAAAGTATCGCTAGTACCTGTAACAGCTCTTAAAGTTATATTAGCTATACTATTCATAGCTGCAGCTGTTAAAACTTGACCTGTGTTAAAGGTAGCCATTTTTCTCCTTAATAAGCGAGCGAGTCCTCATCTAGTAGGCCATCTACTAGAGAGTCTAGCACGAACCCACTCGCGAACGGTTGCGCGGTTGTGAACGTAGTCTGAAATGAATTAGGGGTTATGTCGTAGGCCACCCCAGTAATTACCGTGTCACTTGTGACCGTGCCACCCTCTAATGTTTGTATAACTTCTATTGGGCTAAAGACGTCAAGGTCCAAAGCAGCAATGACTCGCGCGCTATTTGATCCATCAAAGGCATCCAACGTTAACGCTTCCATTCGTAGGTCTGCCCCTACCTCTTGGCGACTAGCTACAATCATCAGCGCCTGGTTTAAGGCATCGGCATCGGTCTGAGCAATTGTGGTTTTATTACGGCTGTGTTTAAAGTAGATATCAATACTGTCGACGTTGTTTACGGTCTGAGGCGTACCGCCTGTCCTAGTGACCGTGCAGCTATTAATTAGGCCAAAGTCACTAAGGTCGAAGGACACGCTTTGGTAGTTAATAGTGCCTCCAGCGCCTGTATCGCTAAAGACCGTGGCCGTGGCCCCAGAGGCGGCAATAATGTCGTTCCTGCTTAGAAACGTGGCGTATCCCTGCTGGTTCATATAGAAAGCCCCCAGGTCGGTCGATTCGACCGTCTGACAGGCCGCCAGGGCCGTTCTAGTGGCCCCTGTGTCGGCCTGTACCGTGGTGGTTGCAGTAGTAGAAATGGATCTCATTCCCCCAGGCCATTCGGCCTCGTCCAATATACTGGTTATACGTTCAGCCGTTGTTTGACCAGCCGTGCCGCCTGTAACGGTACTGATACTAGCTAAATTGAGAAGCTGAAAACCATCGACGCAGTTAAGGTCTACATAAGCAGGGTCAAAGCCTGTGGGACTTTGATACTTCCAAGACTGCACATACATAGAACCCAGCGCATATTCCACACCGTTATATTTGCCAATAAATCTAATCTTTCGCATCGGTAATATTTTGCCAAAGAGCGGACTAGAGGTGTTCGCAGGATTAAATAGTCCTGTTTCATCTACCAAACGCACTGCGGCATTGCCTGCGGTAAAACTATCTGAGGTGCGGTTATACGCACGCCTGACTGCTGCCCTAAGTACGTATTGGCTTACGTCTACGATTTCAGAAGCGCTAGTACCTAGAACAGACTGGTCTAGCGGTGTAGAAGGATCGTCCAATACGAGGCTAGGGTCAAAGTTTGCACCGTTGCTAAAATCGATGGTGCAGTTAAATACAGCTCCTGTTGTCATTATTCTGCCAGCAGTAGATTGTTACCTGAGCGTTGCGTAGCGTAAACGGCATCGGTGACAGCCGCTACTAGGTCGTTCTGAGCAACCACTGATCCTTGTACGTTTACATTTACGACCACGCCTTCATCGCGCGCTCTAAAGCGCGCTGGATCAAAGAACGATGGCGTTTCCATTCCTCGAGCTGTAAATCCTGTTTCCTCAAAGAATCTAAATGAGGATGGGTCAAAATTAGAAGGCACAGAGGTGCTGTCATATAAGTTTCGCAAAGAACTGCTTTGATTCTCCTCAAAGAATCTAAAACTGCCTGTGTCAGGTACAAAGGGTCGAGGGAAAGCTGTGGCAGGTTCGCCGCCAACCTCACCTGGTAAATCAATACCAGGCGGTTTTGCGAATGGTGGTTTTACAGGTAAATCTGTGCCACCTTCGTCTTTCTTTCTAAATCCACCTGGATCAAAGGTTGGCGGTAATCCACCTGCACTAGCAGAACCGCCAGGCGTTGGAATGTTAGGTACGGTGATTGTCGCTCCAATGCTTATGTTGTATTTACCCTCAATCAGTTTTCTTAACTTTTCTAAAATATCATCTAAGTTATCGTTGAACTTTATATCTGGCTTAATCTTTGACGTTGCTTCTATGGCCGCCGTTAATGTTTTAATCGCCTCTTCTTCGGTTTGATACTCAGACTTTTTTAAAGCCGCCAACTCTAGGACTCTAGATTTGTCCTCAATTGATAAATCGCGTCGCAAGGCTGCGTTTAGATTGATGGCATCAATGTCGAACTTGTAGGAGATGCGGTTTCTAAGGCGTTCTAGTTCCGCAGCGCGTTTCTTATCCGCATCTGCCTTTTTCTGTATGTTGATAGTTTTCTTAACGTTCTTAGCATTTTCAGCTTCGACTTTTCTAATTTGCGCTTGCGCTCTTGTAGCTGCTCTGAGCCTTCCACCGTCTATGGCTGCAAGTTCTTTGTTTGTTTTGACTAGCGACTTTACAAAGGATGCAAAGTAACCTTGATCCTCCTCAAATTCTTTTGTGACATCCTGAATGACTGATTGATTAAAAGCAATTAGTTTGCCTGTTATAGTTCCTAGAGAAGCTCCTAAATCAATAATGTTTTTTTGCAGTGTTTCGACAGATACGTTGCTGGCCTCTATACCCTCAACCAGACTTTCGCCAAAGGCCTCTTTAGCCTCTTCCACTGCTTCCTTTAGCCGATTGATTTTGCCTTCAAAGGTATCCGCTGCTACTAAAGCCGATCCACTGAATTTCTTTTGTAAATCAGCTAGTACCTCATCAAAATCTTTGCCTTCTAGAGTCGCAGCTGTGAAACCTATTTGTAACCTGGTTAAAGCTGACAGCTGACCAGCTTGCGCTCTTTGTAAGGCTACGGTTACTGTCCTTAAATCTTTACCTGTAGAAGCGCTTATATCTAAACTGAGCTTTAATAGTTTCTGAGCCTTTGTCACATCGTTGGTGGCTTGCGATAAAGTTATAAAGGCGTCAGTTAAAGCGCCACCAGTGACACCTGTAGCTAAAGCAAGGTCTCTTATAAAGTCGCTTATCTGCAAC